CATGTCAGTATTTGAAGCACGAGATTATTACAAACCATTTAAATATCCATGGGCTTTTGAAGCCTATGATATGCAACAAAAGATGCACTGGCTTCCAAGCGAAGTGCCGTTACATGAAGATGTAAATGATTGGAACAACCGTATGGATACGGCTGAAAAGAATTTAGTTAAACAGATATTAACTTTTTTTACACAAGGAGATGTTGATATTGCACAAGCTTATATGGATGTATACATGCCTATGTTTAAACAACCAGAGATAAGAATGATGTTGTCTGCTATCGCAACTAGTGAAGCAAACCATGCACACTCTTATTCTTTGTTGAATGATACAATAGGTATGGATGACAAAGAGTATCAAGCTTTTCAAGAATACGCGGCCATGAACGACAAGCATGAGTATCTCTGGAAATCTAAGGGGGGCACAAGAGATGAACAGCTTGTTCGTGACATGGCTGTGTTCTCAGCATTTGGCGAAGGCTTGCAACTGTTTGCAAGTTTCGTCATGTTGCTGAACTTCCAACGTCATGGTAAGATGAAAGGCATGGGACAAATTGTTGCATGGTCTATCCGTGATGAGTCGCATCATGTAGAAAGTATGATTAAATTATTTCATTGCTTACTAGATGAGAAGCCACATGTTTGGAATGATAATTTTAAAAAGAGTCTGTATGATATATGTCGTGACATGGTTACACTCGAAGATAGATTTATAGATTTAGCTTTTGAGTTGGGTCCTGTTGAAGGATTAGAACCACACGAAGTCAAGCAATACATCAGACATATAGCGGATAGAAGATTGCTGCAACTAGGATTGAAACCTAATTATGGTGTCAAAGATAACCCACTTGAATGGGTTGACTGGGTAGTAAACGGTGTGGAGCACACTAATTTTTTCGAGAATAGATCTACAGAGTACGCAAAAGGCGCACTTCAAGGAGATTGGGCTGATGCTTTTTAGCTTGACACGAAATCAAAAGTGTGCTATTATTACAGAATAAGGGGGCAGAATGGGGTTAGTCAGAAATGATTGACCCCACTGTTTTTTGTGTGTGGATTTTACAAAAGAAGAATTAAAGAATTACATTAAGGAATATCAGAAGCGCAGTAAAGAAGCGTATTCTAGATCCCGTGCTATGCGTGTTGATCCGAAAGAGCGGGCCAAGTATCACAGAGAATACTTAGATGCACAGGCTATGATACGTAACATAAACTACAAGATGACAAAAGATACGTGGTTGTATGATGACTTACCCAACGGTCATTTTGTAAAACACTTTAGGGTTCTGGCATCTGGTGATCCGAACAGGGTAGGTAAATTAGTGGACGCATTTGGGAGAGAGTATGACGTACCAAGAAAGTGAAACCAAGTATGATGGTTATGCTAAAAAATTATTTTACGATTGGCGTAAAAGCAAGAAAGGTAAAGTCCCTATTTGGGAGAAGTTAAATTTTAAAGACCGAGATGAGTGGCGTGGTGTGGCTCAACTTATGAAACGAGAGCGAAGATACTATAAGAAACTTCGTTCGAAAGCAGGAGAAAAGAATGAAAGACCTACTACTCGAAGCAGTTAATGCACTTGTTCTCGCAAAGGGAAACAAATCATTAGCCGCTCAAAATTTAAACATTCCTAGATCTACGTTAGTCACTAGAATATCTGCGGCTGAACGAGAGAACATAGTTCCTACGGTCAAGTCGCCAGATTTAGAAGTAGCTTTAGCAGAACAAAAGATGTCTTATGACTTACAAATTAGGGATCTGAAAAATCAATTAGAAGAAGCTACATTACAAAATGTTACAGCTAGTTATGTACGCAAACACGTATTTAAATTAGGAGAGTATGATCCTAATCCACCCAAGTGGCTAGTCAAAGCGGCTCCATCTAAGAGTACACCTGGCGTTCCTACTTTGTTTCTATCTGACTTTCATTATGGAGAGGTAGTAAAGAAAGATGCTGTTAATAATTTAAATAACTTCAACAAAAAGATATCACAAGCTAGATTAAAAACTACTGTAGAAAATGCCATAGACTTATGTCACAATCATATGGTCAATCCAAAATACCCTGGCATTGTGTTGGCTTTGGGTGGTGATATGATGTCTGGCAATATACACGACGAGTTGACAGAAACAAATGATGGTACAACAATAGATCATGTGTTAGAATTATTTGATCAAATGATCTGGACAATATCTACATTAGCTGATAAGTTCGGTAAGGTATTTATACCTACGTGTTACGGTAATCACTCTCGTGCTTATCAACAGTACAGAAATAAAGAAGCGGCACATCTAAGTTTTGATTGGATGCTGTATAATTTATTAGAAAAACATTTTAAATCTGTTAATGATAACAGAATTAAATTTCAGATACCGACTGGATTCGACACGTATTATAAAGTATACGACACTACGTATCTACTAACACACGGCGACAGGCTTGGAGTGAGAGGGGGTACAGGTATTGTTGGAATGCTTGGGCCTATTGCGAGAGGAGTCCAGAAAGTTAGATCAGAATATACAAACCTTGGCAAGTCCATTGACTATGTTATCATGGGGCACTTCCATCAGTATATATCTATCAAAGGAGCCATTGTAAATGGTTCACTCAAAGGCTATGACGAGTACGCTATGAGTAATCGTTTTGCTTTCGAGACACCAAAACAGGCTTTATGGTTTACACACCCACAACATGGTGTGACTTTCCAAGTTCCTATTATCTCTGAACTAGGGGTACCTAAGAAACGAACGAAAGAATGGCTTCAATGGGCCGCATAAATCCGATTCATTGGGGGCTTGAATGTGCCCCCTTTGTCTGATATAATGTACGTTTGGAGGTTAATATGGACAACAACAAATGGACAGAAGATCAACAATTCTCAATGGGGATTGTTAAAATAGGCGGAGACGCTGTAAAAGTAGAAGAGGAGAAAGACGATGGCGATAAGTCGGAGTCAGATTAGTAAACAGTTAAAAGGGAGATATACAAAACCCCCTTCACATCTGGAACACAAAGTTACATTTGGTAAACAACCAAGCAACAGGAATAATAAAAGACCAACATATAAAACTAAAATTCCTGTGCTAGATTTAAAGCCAAAGAAAACTTTTGCACAAATAGAAAAATCAATCGGCGGCACAACAACAGAAACGAAGAAGAAAGAAGTATGATAAAAGTATTTATGGCAATTATAATTACATCAATGCCTAACTGGCCTTCGGTAAAATATCAAGGATATTTATACCCCGATATGGAAACATGTTTAGCATCTACTGAAATGTATGTACAACAATTTAGACAGCTTGCAGATAGGCAAGGGGACCACGACGCACACTTTGATTCAATATGTTTTGAAACAGAATCATATCCAATAGAGATGTTTAACAATATGAAACAAGGAATCGGTTTTAATGCCTGAGTGTATTCATTGTGGTCACGCATGTCATTGTAGCAACGGTGGTTCTTGTATGGGCGGTCAATGTGAATGCTCTAACTGTGAGCACGACGACACCGAAACAGAAAGAGTTTGGGATGGCGGGTATTGACGCATTGATGAATCTTGTGCAAGCAGTTAAATCGGCTATCGGTGCAGGGACGGATAGTCCACAACAAGAAATAATAGATTTGTTAAAAGACAAAGGATATAGCGACAAAGCTATAGCTGGTATTTTAGGTAACATAGAACTAGAAACTGGTGGAACGTTTGATTATCAACAAAAAGAAAAAGGCGAAGGTGAAGGTTACGGTTTGTTTCAGTTTGACCCAGGGGGTATGTTGCCCTACTACAATAAATATTTAGAAGAATCTGGCATGTCTGATTCAGCAGTAGCACAAATAGATTTCATGGATAAAGTAGCAAAGGGTGAGATAACTTATTACAATGAAAAAGATGAGAAAGATGTGCCTATATTAGGTTATGGTAATGTCAATAAGTTACAAGAGTCTTTTGAAAAAGACAATGTAGCAGAGATAGCAAAAGATTTTAATACCATTTTTGAAAAAGGGAAGATGGAAACTGACTATGGCAAGAGAGATGAACTTGCTGAGAAAAATTATAGTTTGTTTTTCTAATGAATGGAATGGTTAATAGCAATTATTACAGGAGCGATTGTCCAAGAGGGCATAAAGGAAGTAACCCAAGTAACGAATGGAGGAACTAGAATGTTAGGAGGATTGC